TTGCCCATATTGTTGGTTTTGATACATTTGTGGAGTCATACCAAACAGACCCGCTACGATATTTTCTGCCATGATGATTCCTTACAAGAATAAACCGAGGTCTTGATTGCCATATGCTAGACCAGTTCCAAACCCTGATGAGCCTAAACCTGTTCCACTAAATGCAGATTGGAGTCCACCACCGAGCAAGCCGCCTATTGCTGAACCAAACTGAGAATTAGGATTACCTGCCGCTATCAGACTTTGAGCGCCAAGGTTTCTAGTTGCATCAGCACTTGTTGCCAAAGCAGTACTTAATCTAGCACCCTCTAAGCCCAATTGACCTGACCTAGCACCCGCAGTAGATGCTGTTTGACCAAGTTGTGCGCCCATTGTGAGAGGTTGTTGACCCAAAGCCTCAAGCCCTTGAACCTGACCCATAGCAGTCGTGTAAGGAGCATAAGCGGCTTGTTGACCACCATAGTACTGACCCATTGTTTGAGCGCCAGTACCAAGCAATCCCGCACCAAATGCGACCTGTTGTTGACCAGCCTGTTGAGCATTAGCCGCCAATTGAGCCTCTTGTGTAGCACGAGCGTTATACAAAGCCTGTAGTTCAGGAGTTGTAGCACCCAAAGTACCGCCTTGAGCAACAGATAGACCAATACGACCTTGGTTTCTTAATCTGGTTTGCAAGTTAGCTAGTTCTATCTCTCTACTAGGCGCAAGCAATTTCATCTGTTGAGCAAGATAGTTCTGAGCAACTTGTTCAGGAGTTTGAGCCAAATATTCATTACCAAGACCAAACAACCTTTCAGCACCTGTTTTTAAAGGAGCAAATTGAGTTGGAGCTTGTTCAGCTTGCGTTAAACCTGCATTAGACAAAGCCATGAACCTGTCTTGCTGTGCTTTAGCTTCAGGGCTTAATGTATACCCTGCGCTTGTCAATTGACCAGTTACAGGATCGACTTGGAACTGTGAAGTGCCAAATCTAGTAGTCATTCCAACAGGTCGGAAAGCCGCAGAAACTTTAGCGGCAGCAGTCTCAGCATCAATACGGGCTTGCGCTCTTTGAGCCGCTTCCTTAGATTCTTGCATCTGAAGCAGATTACCTGCTGTTCCTAGTCCACCAGAAAGTAGGTTAGAAACGTTCGCTCCACCTCCAAGAACACTATTAACAACAGAACCTACACCTGCATTAGTGATTGCGTTTGTAACTGCTGCGGGAAGAGTAGCACCACCTCCTCCTAAAACAGAAGATGCGCCACCCAATAAAGAAGCCGCACCCAACCCTGCGCCAGGTAATGCCGCTTCACCTGCCGCAATTTGTGCCGCTGTCAGTCCAGAAGTCAAACTACCTGATGTTGGCAATCCTGCTTCTAGTGCCGCAATGTCAGCGGCTGTCAATCCTGCTGTAAGACTACCGCCTAATAATCCCGATCCAGATAACAAGGCATCTGATGCGGCAATTTGGGCTGGCGTAAAACCTGCCGTTAGACTTCCTAACCCCGCTGCACCCAAACCTGCGGCTGTTCCACCTGTGCCATAAACACCTAACCCCGCATCAAGAGCACTTAGACCTGCTGCACCACCCGCAGTAGGCGCACCAGCAGCAAATAAACTAGGTGCTGCCAAACCTAAACTTGCAATTGCAAGTAATGGAGCGTACTGTTTAAATTCAGAACTTGACTCACCACCTGTATAAAAAACTGGAGTGCCGTCAGGAGCAAACTGAACTCGATAGCCTGTCTTACCTTTACCTGCAAATGTCCCGCCAAATGCGTCAGCTCCTGTTTCGTAATTATTTGCAATGGCTGTGCCTGTAAGTTTATTGCCGAATGTGGTTTGCCCAGTATCTCCAACCAACTTACCATCTACTGTCTTAATTTTTGACGGGTCAATTGGTTCGTAATAACTGCCACCTTCACCACCACTGTCTCTAGCAACACCATAAACAGTTTCAAGTTTTGCGTCTTTGGGAACTGTAACCAAACGCATTTCAGGACTTGTGTAATCTCCACCATCTCCATAACTACCCGTTAAAATTTTCCCTGTAGGCTCATAAATATAACTAGAAGTTTTACCAGCTTCATCAGTTTCAGTAAAAACTTGTTTTCCGTTATACAGTATTTTAATTGGTTCTACAGGAGCAAAAACAGGAACTTTACCAAACTGATTAATGTCAGTAATGCCAGCATCAGACAGAAGTCTAGCCATGTCAGCAGCGTTCTTCTCAGGAGAACCTAAACCTTGACCTGTCCATTGGCTTGAAGTGCCTTGAGCAAGAATCTGATTTTTAATTTTAGTTACAATTTCTTCTTGTGATAATGGTGCTGCGACAGCAGAAGCCCCTAGTAATCCTGCTCCTAGATTATTAGAAGTAGCACCAATATCCCCTTGTACGTCAGTAGCTGAAGTATCTACAGGTTTACTTGCAATATCAGCAACAATAGCAGCTACTTCAGGAGTTGCGTTCCTTCCTTCTTTTCCCCCGTATTTAATAAAGTGATAACCAGCAAACAGCTCAGGTGTTAAGCCATAAGAATTTGCTCGATATGCAGCAGCAACATCTGGGTTTTGTACAAAATAATCAATAGCCATGATCTCTCCTTATTGTGGCGCATCAGGCCAAGTAATAGTCCAAGGGAAACCTGTCTGCGTAGTGACATCACGCAAGGCTTGACGATAGGTAGCCCATACTGCTTTGTCTACAGGAGCATCAGCTACTTGTGTCCAATCACAGTCTTTTAGTTTCTCATCCCTTGAAGCACGAACACTCTTAGCCTGTTCAGCATCCTTAGAAGCCTTGTAAGCCACTTCTTGTTCAGCAGCAGTAGTAGTTACACCATCTACCACTTGGTCAATGAAAACAGGGCCAAGGATGTACTTTGTGTACCACTTACCATCTACTTGCTCAACACCATTGGCTTGAGAGTATTGGTAAACAGTTCCACCCGTTGCTTGTGGGCCTTCAAAGACTACATCAGCACCCAAAGCCTCTAAGACTTCAGTTGTTGTTGTATCCCATGATGGGCCACCATTGGCTTTTGTGTATGCACGAAATTCTGCTTCGTACATTACTGCGCCTGTTGATTGGATTCTGATTTGCATGATGATTCCTTATGCGATAGCCAAGAAGATGAATGTGCCACCAGAGGCATTGATAGCGGCTGGCGCAGTTGAACTAATCTCAAACCCTGCGCTGTATGTGTCAATGTAATCTGTATTGGTCACTTCAGCGGCTGTGCTGTTTAACAGTAAATAAGGGTCATTACCTGCCACAATTCCTCTGGCTGTGTCCCAGACATACCAAGCACCAGAAGCATCAGCACGTTTAATGAGCACAAACCTCGCTCCTGCTGTGAAGCCGCAGTCAATCTGAAGCGTTGTGCCTGTTCCTGTGTAGCCGCCTACTTTGGAAACACCAGCGCAAGTGGCGAATAGATAGGCAACATAATTAATTGCTGAATAATTCGTTGTGTTAACACCTTCATTGCTATCATATACAGAGAACACAGTTGATGTAGGTGTTGTTAGATTCCAATCCGAATAAGGCCCATAAGCTGCTCCAGTTGATTCTAAAGCTATATATTTAGTAGGCCCAAGCGGAGCAGCATAAACACGCCAACCAAAAGAAGTTGACCCTTGGGAGCCATTACGCGCTCTTACAATCATCAGCTCAGGGGCAACAGTTAAGTTATGAGTAATTTGTCTTCCAGATGTCCCATCCCCTGTATAGCAAACCTCATCAAAAAAACTAGGGGCACGTTTTGTGGGATAGAAAACAAAGTTGCGTCCTGAATTGTTAAATCCGTTTCCATTTGTGTCTTGTCCTAATGACAGACCATCGTTATTGAATGATGTAACTATTGTGGCATCAGTTTGTTCTGCTGTTGAGCCAGAAGAAACTAAAAATTTATCCACGCCTCTTAATTTATCAATAAAAGGAGGAGCACCTCCATACGTTCTATTCAAACCAAACACCATGTCAGGCGCAAAGCCAGTAGTAACAGTTGAAAATAATGAGTCTCCTGCTCTTGCAACAGGCTTAAACACACTAGTCCCACTCGTAGGCACTTTCATCGGGCCTCTACGAATGGCTATGTAGATGTAAGTATTGTCAGCGTTATTTGTATTGTTAAAACCGCCAGAAACTTGGAAACCTGTTGCAGTAACCCTAGAATCGGCTTCGCTACTTTCAGCACCAGAAGTGTTTGCTCTAAGCTGTTGAGCATTAGTAACAGTACCTGGCAACCCACGCATTGTGTCCATCATTAGCCAAGGTGTTCCTGACGCATATGTGCCACTAGCAGCTTTAATAAGAACAAACTGTGGCTCATAACCTAAAGTAATGTTGTTTGTGCTGTTGTTGCCCGTATAACTCCCACAGCTAATCACATTGTCCGTACCAGTTAGGCCAAAGCCCCCTGCGTTGTGGGCAAAGATGTAAGCAACGTAGGTTGCTCCTGCTGTATTCATAGCATTGCCAGAAGCATCGTTTACAAGGGCTGGAGCAAAACTTGTACTTGTCATTGCAGAAGAAAAGTTCTGATTTGTATAAAGC